GCATCCTTAATCTCTTGCTTTAGATCAGGATACTTTTTCATATGCATGTCTATGTTGCGAGCGACTAGCTCTTCCCAGGTTTCACGACGGTTCTTCTCGGGGAGGTATCGGGCATATTTCATGTATACGGTAATATCAGATAGGATTTCTGTTGATATGTCTGTGCTTTTCATAATGCTGCCTTCTCCTTATCTAGTTTTTGTCTCAAATCTCGTAGCCCTTGCTTAAAGGTGCTTTGCCGATCATTCTCTTTTTTTTTATCTGCCGTCTTTTCTTGGGCGGCGGATGCTTTTTTGGCTTTACTTGCCTTCTTGTTTCGTTCTGCTTTTTCATTTCGATCTGCCTTGAACTTCTTATACTTCTGTCGCAGATGCTCGTCTTGCTCTTGTTTGGTCTTCATCACCACTGAATCAATCGTGGAATGTTCATCAGGCGGGAACACTCGTAGGTGTACCTTGGCTGTATTAATTTCCATCGGGTAAATGATGCCGTCAATACCGTTACGGTTTTTGGCTACAAACATACGACCTTTGTTCTGTCCTTTATCTTCTATCGTTCGTGAGATCGTGCAGATAAAGTCGGCTACAAAGCACTTGCTAAACGCTTCACTGATGGCTTCCATCGTGATGACCTCGGCGTTTAATCCACTACGATTTGTTTGCGAAGCGGTCCACACTGGGATGTCCCAGACTTGTCCGATACCTCGTAGCTCTTCGTAAGTGTTGCCGAGACTGTGGCGTAGTTCTTGGGTCTTGAATCCAGAGGCCGTGGGCTTCAAAAGATCAGCGTAATCTACGATGACCATATCAACATTCACGCCCTTTTGTTTTAGTTTCTCTAGGTGAGCTAGGATGGTTCGAGTGGAGGCTGACTTGGTGGGATACTCTTTAACGATGAGTTGTCCCGGAATAAGTTTCACCGTCTCCACGATCGCATCTTGCCTGGACATTAGGTCCTTTAGGTCGATGCCCGTGATACAGGAGTCATAACGTTGCCCGACAACTGTATCCGCCAACTCCAATGTGTAGTGGACAACGGTCTTGCCTTTGAGCAGCGCCCTCGACCCTAGGTGGACAAGAGCCATAGATTTGCCTGCGCCGGTTGGGGCAACCACTACGCCTAGCTCTCTCTTGCCCATTCCGCCATGAGTGATATCATCAATCTCTTCCCAGCCGGTAGAGACGGGGTTACGCATCTTCATCTCAAAGCGGTCAAGAACATCCTCGTGGTAGTCGTGACCGTGGTTATTGTCCGCACCCAAGTTCATAGCATCATTGATCGTTTTCTGAATCTGCTCAAAACTCTGAGCCTGGAGGAGTCCTACTGACTTGAGGATTGCTTCCTTCAGTTTTTGTTTCTTACAAAAATCTAAAGACTTCTCTTTTACATACTCTTCGTCTTGGTCGTCGATAGCATGGCTCTTTATCCGAGCCAGGAAATCGATGATTTGTTTGATAACACTGGTCGAGTAATCGTCGGTTTGAGTCCGGACAACTGAAACCATAGCATCGTAAGTTGGATGAGGGTAGTCTTTTTTGTGCTGGAACATGAGGTCTACAAAAATCTGTAGATATTTCAATTCTAGATAGCTGGAATCTAAGACCTCCTCCATTTGATTCGCAAAGGTGCGATCAAAGAGGATGGTCTTTACTAATTTTTCTTGGAAGGATTTTCCAAACTTGCTAAATGTTTCGATTGAATTATCGGTCACCAGATACCTCTATGTTATAAACCATTATGCCCTTGAAAGACGAATATGTCTAGTAAATTCTCACTATTTTTTGTGAGAGTTTAGCATCAACATAAGCTCGTCGATATTAAGAGTACCAATACCGTCTTTGAGGAGCATTGTTCTAATTTTAGAGCGATTGAGAGTGACCCCGTCATTCTTAAGCGCATACTTGAGTTTTTGAACTCCTTGCGACGATATGGTAGAGGTATATAGCTGCATAATTTCATAATTTGAAGCAATAATTTCTTCGTTTTCCGCAACGTTTTGATATGCCTTGACTTTAGATTTATTATTTTTTGCATGCATTAAAATATCATTTAGCGTATAGTCTTTATTTTCCGAAAGGAAGGGAAATCTTTTGGCAACCGTCTTTAAACCCAGACCTTTTATGCCGTCGAGGTTGTCCGATTTATCTCCCACAATGGCACGAGCCCAGGCAAAATTGCGGGGGTGGATGCTATACTGTTCGAGTACCTTATTCTTGTTTAAGATTTGCTCATTTTTTCCTGGACGGAGAAGGATAGTCTTGTCATCGCATAGTTGTAAAAAGTCCTGGTCATTAGAAACAATAACCTTTTGCCACTCGTTAAACTCGTTGCAGTGACACAGCCAAGCGACCACATCATCAGCCTCTACATTCTCAACAGCAAGCTGGAGAACAGGGAGATGGTCTAGGTACTCAGTAAGACGAATAACCTGTTCATATTTGTTTTCCCGCTCTTCTTCAGGACTAGAAAACTCATACTCTCGGTTAAGCTTTGGAGCCTTGCGACCGAGCTTATAGTTTTTATTCTTTTCCCTGCGGGCTTGGGCTGTCTCTTATACACATCTCCGAGCCCACGAGACGTAGAGGAATCTCGTATGCCGTCTTCTGCTTGCCGTTAATATCTAATTGAGGGGAGACGACATAGTTCCTCACAAAACAATTCATGCCATCGATAATCAGTAACCGCTTCATACTTCTTCTCCTGTAAATTCTAACACACCTATTCCATAGTCTGTAGTGAAAACTGCTCGCTTTAGACCGTACTTACTAATGAGCGACTGACACATCCTGCAGGGGCAAGACATCCCTGGGTATCCATTACGACCGAGACGGGCAATATAAATGGTAGCACCCTTTAACTGTTCTTTGTTCTTTACCTTGAAAATAGCGTCAAGCTCAGCGTGAATAGATTTTAATATTCTATCACCGTTTTCGTCCAGGGTAATTGATTCTGGATGAGTCTTGTTGCGATTACGACCAACTGCGAGGATGCGCCCGGCCTTAGCTATTACGGCAACGTGTCGCTGTTGGATTTTCTCGGAGAAATCTTCGCTTTCAATTTTGCGCAGAGCCATCCGAAGATACTTGTTGTTGACTGTGGTGGGGGCGGTGGGTTCCATAAAACAAACATCTCTTTACTTCTTCTTCCCTATTCTATACTCTTCTTCTATAATGTCAAGAACTATTTTCTTAAAGCTCTTATCTTCTAGAAGTTTTGGGAAGTCCTTGCTTTGGAATTTTTTGTCTTCGCCGCCGACATTGATCGTATACCACGCACCGCTACGATTACAACTCGGCGTGCCGGCAATTGCAGCTAGCCAGGAACCTTCATCATCGACTCCAACTCGGTCGTTAGCAAGATCGAACAATACATCGAACTGGCAACTCCTTGGCGAAGGTCCGAAGCGAGATTTCATTGTCTTAGCACTCGTATGAAAGCCGATAACCTGTTTCTTCTCGTTTAGGATTTGACCGTTGGCTTTCCCTTTGTGTTGGGTTAACCAGATTCGGGTTGAGGCGTGGTAAGGAAGAGCCTTACCTCCAGGCTCTACTCTGTTATCCCCAAACATCACTCCGATGTTAGTTTTCAACTGGTTAGTAAAGACTATCGCAATCTGTTCTTTTCCCAAAGTCTCTGTGACTTTACGCATTCCCTTGGCTAGAGCCTTAGCAGTCAGTCCGATACGACTGTTGGGATCGTAGTCCCCTTCAATCTCGGCTTTGACTGGGGTGCCAGCAACGCTATCCCAAACAATACAAACAAGCTTGTCGGGAGCCTTTTCCCTGATGAGTCCGATGAGACGCTCAATGTTCTCAAAGACCTCCTCAATCGTGCCTGGCTGAACATACATAAAGTTGTTCTTTGTGTCAAGCCCTAGTTGTTCCATAAACTCTGGGGAGGCTGCGTTTTCTGTATCAATATATACAGCTAGTCCCCCCATCTTTTGGGTGTTCGCTAGGATTTGAGTGACGACAAGACTCTTACCGCTGGCAGATTCGCCAGCAATCGTTGTGAGTTTGCCCACTGGGATTCCTCCGTCTCGCCTGTTGGAAATAATATAATCCAAGAGCGTTGATCCGGTTGAAATCCAAGTCTTTACGTTTGTGGGGTTGTCCCCATGTAAATCGTATGCGACATTTTCTTTGGCTGCCTTGTTTAATTCGCTGCGCAAATCATTTACAAGGCTGTTTCCAGACCTAGTAGCCATTTAAACTCCATTTCCATAGGGAGGGGCACCTGTAACCCCGTGCCCCCCTGCGGGTGGCGGTCAACTACGCCAGTAGATCATCAAACGCTGATTCAATATCCGCAACTGCTTCCATACCCTTGTTGGTGGTAGTAGTTTCAGCGGTATTCGTGCTATTGCTCGTGTTGTTACCGTAGCGAGTAGTCTCCGAGGTAGTTGTAACCTCGGTGTCGCCAAGAGTCTCGTTGAGAACCTTCTCGCAAGCCTCATAAGTAGCAACTTCAAAAATATCTGCTGCGTCCGTGAAACCCTCTAGCATCGTGGCAATCTCGGCATCAGTCTCAGCTAACTTACTGCTGCGACGCATTGGGCGGATATCAGTAGTTGGGAACTGCTGACCGGTTTTCTTGCCGTAATCAATACGCAGGTCCGTGCCCTTTTCGGTGTCAGTAATATCACCGTACTCAGGGTCCATAACTACATCAAGCAGTGCCTGATAGGTGGTGCGGGAAAAGCCCCACCAGCGAACACCCTTGTCCTCTTCGCCACGAACGACGACGGGAGCAAAGATTCGCATCTTCGGCCAAAAGCGTTTGGCTGCCTCCTTGGAACTGTCCGTCCCCTCGTTCCATAGCCCAGTTCCCCACTCAGCAATTGGGTCGGGGTTACCCGAGGTGCGAGGGCTCAAGACTGTAGTCTTGCCTTCCGCTCCCATACCGTAGTGGTAATACGCCTCAAAGAAGGGATCGCCGTTTGGCGGGCACACAAGTCGTAGCTGGTGTGTTCCCTCGTCTGGCTTCCAAAAGTTTTCCGAGGAGTCTCCGCCACGGTTAGTTAGAGCAGCGTGTTTCGCCCTCATCTTATTCAAGTCAATACCCATTGTATTTCTCCTTTACTGGTTAGTTGACCGTAAAGACAGTATACCACACCCCGAAAGCCTGTAAAGCTTTTTTAAAGGTTTTTTTGTTTCTTGAAGGATATGAGGAGCTTAGAAACTCTACTCTTCGATAGGCTCGTCTTCGATTTTGAATATCTTGCTGACTATTACTGGATGTACCTTGAGTTCTTTGCCCGCAGTTAAGAGAATAGAGTTCTCGTACTGGGACCAGTCAAGCTTAAGATCTTTGCCTGTTTTCCCGTCATGCTGAGCAGCGACGGCAAGATTCAAAGCGTTGATCGTATAAAGAGTATTAGTTTGCTTTTGCGATGCATGCGCATAGTAAAAAGACGTGGGTTAAAAGGTTGCCCTTTTTCCACGAAGGCGTTATAGGTTATAATTTTCTTTTCGGGCTGCTGAGTGTCTTCTAGCAAGAAGATAAGATTATTGGTAATCTCAGTATTATTTACTATGAACTCAACCTCTTCCTGCAACTTCTGATCGTCGTTTTCCATTATAAAGGACGCTAGCAAAACTCCACGCTTATTGGTCATTTTAAATGGGCCCTCCCTAGATTCACGACTTCTTTATATAGTTCGTTCGAAGTGTTTATCACCCCGGTGCGAAATCTTGTATCTTTGAGGAATAAGCTGCGCAGAGCACTATCATATTTTTAAGATCGGTTTCATATACTGAGAAGCTGGAAGATACATCCTCACTCTTATGGCTTCTCACGTGTTCCTTGATCCGTTTAACGAGTGAGGTGTCTTCGGATAAGTCCTCTTTTGGCACACCATAGAAAAAATGAATATCTGCGGCACTTCTTAGTGGGAACAGAAGATTGATATCCCGTGCCCCCTCCTCCAGAGACGAAACGCCGTAGGTAACAATCCTGGCTATTTCTGGTGGACTGATTGGGCTTGCCAAGATTGGATCGGTATGATTAAAGAAGTTAATCATCGCCACAACATAAGCAACGAAATAGGAAATAGTTTTCTCATACTTGTCAACTGGAACCTCTCCTGCGAGTTCGTCTACTTTTGGTTTGCTTACTAAAAAGATATTTTCGAACAGACCGGATCGAGAATACTCCTGGAGAACATTAAAAGCGATCTTATCATCCCTTTTCTGAGTTTCTGAGATCATCTGACGGTCGGGACACAGGTAAAGAACGTTCAGCCTAGCGTCTTTAATTGTCTCTAAAATCTTAAGAGACGCCCCGGAGATTGGGTTGCCGCCTTCGACGACAAGTAAGACCTCATCGTTCTTTTTGATGGATCTCAGATAGACACTTACCTCCTCCGTGTCTACTTTGGCTTCAAACTCGGACATGTCTGGGTGAGTTCCGATTGACAAGCTTCCTCGCTCGTCAATATCAGCATCAATCTTATATATTCTATACTCGGGGTATGCCGTTAGCTCTTCGGCGATGGCGCAGCCGAGCTTCCCTAGTCCGATGACTTTATCCAATTTGTATATCCTTCATAGAACCTAAAGTTTTGCCTTTTTTTATGTTTACCCTAAAAGTTCCGAAGTTCGTGGAACTCATCAAGGCAACCAACGACTTAAGTAGGTCCTCGTCCTCATTTTTCATATCAATAACAACAGCATCGTGGATCAAAAACGCAATGTGGGAGCCGTGAGACTGTTTGCGAAGAAGATACTCAAGCTTTAGAGCCTGCTTTAGAGTCAGTTCTGCTGCGGTAGATTGGATTAGGTAGTTGAGGGCGTGATGTTTGCTCGTATCAGGAATTTGCTTCTTAAACGGCGTTGTAACTGTATCACCATCCCAATATTTCTCTAGTAGGCTATCCTTTTCGTAGAACTTGGTTAACTTTGCTACATCGCTCTTGACAACAGCGGAGCGAGAACCATACAGCCAAGCGAAAAAAGCTACTTTTGCCTGATCCCTTGTCTCAATATCTGTAAAGATTTCATTGAGGTGGAAGTCGTGAACATCGCCGGGCGGCTGCTCCTTCCCAAGGAGCCCCAGAAGGGTACGGACCTCTGCTCCGTTGAAATCCAATTCAAGGTAGTAGTCATTCTGTGGCTGGACTGCTGAACGAAATTCCTTGTTCATCGTAAGGATCGGGACGCTGCCCTTCTTGGTCGTCAGCCGTCCTGTTCTTGTCCCAAACTGATTATATTTCACATAAGGATCAGCTTCCAGAATATTGTTAGCATGGCTCTTAAGCTTAGGAGACTGGAGATAGGTTGTTATTTTTTGCCTATCTATCGCCACCTTTCTGTGACTAATATCCTCTAGCATTATGTCTACATGCTTATAGAAGTCGTAGCGGACTGGTTTCTGTACGTTCTTGAAGATATATTCTGTTATTTTATTCTTTACCTCGCAAAACTCGACGAGGAACCTTTCGGGCACTAGATCAAAAAAACAGTTCTCGTAAGTATCAACCTGGGCGATTGACAAGGATCGCTTGAAAGCAACGATCTTCTCGGAAACGTTCATCCAGTCATCTTTAAGGTACTCTGGGATTACATCTCCGAGTGGTTTGCCCTCAAGATACAAAGAGGCATACTCTATTTCTAGGTCTCGTAGATACGGAGCGTATTTCCAGGTCCGATTGAGTTCTGGAGGAAATCCCGTAGGATCAAAAATTAGCTGATTGTTGGTGTAAACGCCAACGCATTCAGTTTTATCATCAAGAGTTTGGAATAACAATATTACCTCGCTAGGACCCTATTATATCGCCAACGAAGTCTAGTGTTAATGGGTCACTGTCCGCAGGTCCAATAAATTCTTCTTGGATGGCTTGAAGTGCCAACTGATATGCGCCGATTGGATCCTGAGGGGCCATCAAATTATATATATTTAAAGCCTGCTGGAGTTCGTATCTTCTTCTTTTGAGCGGGATGACATAGCCACGCTCTAGGACCCTGATGGTATAGAATGTTTTTAATTTCCAGCGGTCAGAATATAGAGCGCTGAACTCCTCTGGCGATATCTGGCTTCTTTCTATCGTAATATTTGCGGGAGGACACCCGGACGCTGCCGAAGCGAGGGTCTGGACCAGGGCAGTGGGGCGCAGAGCAACATAGTAATTATAAAAATCTAATAAATATTTTTCAAAGATTTCGATGTCTGAAGTCCATGTCTCCGTATAAT